AGAGTATGTTAATACTGGCAATGCTTCAGAGGCTTATAGACGTGCTTATGATGTTGCTAAAACTACGTCTAATGAGGTTATAGCGGTCAAGGCTAGTGAACTCTTATCAAGCGGTAATGTATCGGTAAGGGTGCAAGAATTGAAAACAAAAGAAGCAGAAGCCTTTCAAATAACTAGAAAGGAAGTAGCTGAGGGATATTTTAAAATGATTAAATCTTGGGAGTATCTAATGGACCTAGCAGCAAAAGAAAACCTCTCTAAAGAGCAGAAAGCTAAATTCTATTTACTTAAAGAAATGGTCAAGGGTTCTGACTATCGTGGTGCTTATGATTCAATAGCTAAAATGTTTGGACTAAACGCACCAGAAAAACAGGAGATAGAATCCACAGTCAATAATATTAACATCAACATAAAGCGTGGAAGCGACTGAAATATTCGAGCGTAACTATGACAGTGACTCTAAGATAGTAATAAATAGAGGAGGGACTAGAAGCTCTAAAACCTGGTCTTTAAACCAATTATGTGCATTATGGTTAATTAGTGGTAACTATGGTACTGATAAGTATTGTCATGAGGGTGTCTGGACTACTGTAAGAAAATATAGAACTAATTTAGATGGAACTGTAATTAGAGACTTTGAGGACATTCTAAAGGCTGAAGGTTGGTATTCTGGAGTAGATCACAATAAGACTAAAAAACAGTATAGATATGGTAAAAGGTTAGTTGAGTTTATTGGTGCTGATGACGAACAAAAGCTAAGAGGTGCTAAAAGAAATATATTATATTGTAATGAAGCTAATGAGTTAGAATACAAACAGGAGTTCTTTCAGTTACTAATGAGAACCGAGAACAAGATATTCTTAGATTTTAACCCAGACGATGAGCAAATATGGATTAACCAGGAGCTAGAAATAAAGCGTTCTAAGGAAGTCGGAGACGTTGAGGTAATAGTAAGCAACTATAAGAATAATGCGTTTCTACCTAAGTCACTAATTAAAGAAATAGAATATCTACAACAAACAGACAAAGAGTTCTGGAAGATATACGGTCTTGGTGAGTATGGAAATATAAGTGGTTTAATATACGAGAATGTCAAGTATGTTGATAGTATGCCAGATTGTAAGTTAGTGGCACATGGATTAGATTTTGGCTATTCAATAGATAGTTGTGCAGCTTTGTCAGTTTACCGTAAAGATGACGAACTATATTTAAAAGAGTTAATCTATGAAAGAGAATTAACTAACCATGACATAGCAGAAAAGCTAATTCCTATTATTGGCAGAGAAGAGTTAATTTGTGATAGTGCAGAACCTAAGTCAATTGAGGAACTATATAGACTAGGACTAAACGCTAAACCAGCTACAAAAGGTAGAGACAGTATTCTAAACGGAATAGATATATTAAAACGATATAAAATAAATGTTGTGAATAGTAGCAACCTTAGAAGAGAGTTTAGGATGTATAAATGGGCAACAGATAAAAACGGAAATAGTCTACAAAAACCTATCGGACAGGATCACTTAATGGATGCTTTGAGATACGTGGCATTAATACATTTAAAAGAAAATAATCGAGGATGGTATGCAATAAGATAAAATTATACAAAGGTGATTGCTTAATTGAAAGTGATAAAATTGAAAGTGGTAGTGTTGATTTAATATTGACTGATTTACCTTATGGAAATATGAATACTGATGGTGGTAGAAAACTTGGTATTAATGGTTGGGATTTATCAATAGAACCTAAAAAGGTTTATGAGATTGCAAACCGAATATTAAGAAAGAACGGTAAAATGATTTTATTTAGTCAAGAACCTTACACAACTAAATTAATAACGGAAGCAATACCAAACATACCCTTTAATTATAGAGCCACTTGGGAAAAGGATAATTTTGCAGTCGCTTTAGGTGTTAAAGTAAATATGGTAAGTTTTACTGAAGATATACTTGTATTTAGCAAAATGCATCAAAAACACGACTTTGAAGGAAAGCACCCACTAAGAGAATACTTTAAAATATTAATGGATTACATAGGCTTAAACCTAAAACAAATAAATACAAAATTAGGACATAGACGAGCTGAGCATACATTTTACATAAACAGCACACAATACAGCTTGTGTACTGAAAAAACTTATTTAGAATTGATTGAGGTGTTTAAAATTGACAAGGTAAATAAGTTTAAAGAGTTTGCAGAATTAAAGCAAATAGACACCGAATATAGAACGGATTTGCTAAAACAAATGAATGAGCAATACCCAAGCACATTTAATTTATGGGAAGGAAATAAATATAAAAGCAATATTTTAAAATACAAAAAGGACTATGACGGACACCACCCAACTCAAAAACCAATTTTATTATTAGAAGATTTAATTAAAACATTTAGCAATGAAAATGATTTAGTAGTAGATTTTACAATGGGTAGCGGTTCAACTGGTGTAGCTTGTAAGAATACAAATAGAAACTTTATTGGCATAGAACAAGACGAGAATTATTTTAACATAGCTGAACAAAGAATAAAAGAAACAGAATATAAATTATTTTAATTTACTATATTTGATTAAGCAAAATTTTTGCATAAATTTTGTTTTGGGAATTGGGGTAGTCGGCGAAAGAGCGTTACCCCTTTTTATTTATAGAGGAAAATAGACCAAATGCTGAGCAAATGCTAAGCAAATGCTGAGCAAATGGGGTTCTATAAGATAAGATAAGATATTTATCTTATTATTAATTTATACTATTTCATAAACTAGCTAATGTTAAATATTAGTTTTAAGACACTATAAATAGTTAATCTATATAAATACACGTAAAAAGTATTTAAGTTTCTTAGAATTGATTTAAACACTATCCTCAGCCATTGTGAGTTATTATTTTAGTTGGTGTTTAGTTGTTTAGTATTTTAGTTTAAATTATTTATTTTAGTATTTTGTTATAATTAATAAATTTGTTATATATACAACTATGGAAATTACAATACCAACAAAGTGGTCAGATGTTACAATAGGAAACTATATTAATCTAAGACCAGTATTAAACTCCAAACTAAACCCTATAGAAAGAGTAGTCAACATTCTAGCAGTCTTAACAGGACAGAAAAGAGATGTAATAAAGAATATTAGTTTAAAACAGTATAAGTCCATAAAAGAGAAAATGAGTTTCTTAGATACTGAATTACCTAATAAACTAAAAGACAAAAGATTTAAGATTGGTGGTCAATGGTATGAGTTTAAAATAGATGCTAAGAAATTGTTATTTGGTGAATACATTAACAGTATGGAAATACTACAAAACGCTAAAGACGATGAGGATGCTATATTCAATAACTTACATCACATTTTAACTACTATTTGTAGACCAGTTAAAAGAACTTTATTTGGTTGGAAACATATTAAAGTAGACAGTGAGATACTTAGAAAGACAGCAGATAACTTTCTAAATAATATGCCAATAACAATAGCTTATCCAATAGGTGTTTTTTTTTACACTCACTCGGAGGTCTTAACAAAAGTTATAAAAACTTGTTTGATGGAGGAAGCAAAGAAGATGACGAAAGAGGCCAAACAGGAACTGGATTTGGTAAACGATGGGGATGGTGGCACACCTTAGACAATTTGACTAATAGTAGGATTGACAAATGGGATGAGATACTAAATTGGGATATAACAAAGGCTTTAAATATTGTAGCTTATTACACAGATAAACAAAAGATGGAACAACAAGTCCACAGAGAAATGAAACAAAAGTATAAACATAGATAGTGGCAGATCAATTAGACATATTTGGTTTTGATGAGAGTCAACTAGAGGAAGTCAAAATAGACAACCCTAACACATTAGCTGAAGTGTTTAACAACATTGCTGCTGATATGGTTTATTGTTTAAAGCAGTCAGTTAAAAAAGAGGGATTAGTTTATAAAGGTAGCTTAGAGCAATCTATTAAAATGCCTGTTAAAATGTTTGGTTTTAGAATGGTGGCTACATTATATCTAGCTGACTACTACGACTATCTTAATCAAGGTGTTAAAGGTATTGGAGGTACTAAAAAGAGTGGACCAAACAAGGGTAAACCCTGGGTAATTAAAGCTCCTAACAGTCCTTATCAATTTAAGAAAGGTCCTAAAGTTAGTCATGTTAAAGCATGGGCTAGGTCTAAGGGACTTAATGAATACGCTGTAAGAAACTCTATTGCTAGAACAGGAATTAAACCTAGATACTTCTTTGATAATTGTATGCAAGAAACTTTCTATGGTGAGGCTTTTAACAAGTTTAAAACAGACATAAGAATAGTGTCAGGTGAAAGAGTAGCAAAAGGATTAAAAGAAATATTAAAAAAATGAGTTTACAAGTAAAACACTTACCGCAACAATATAGAACAGTCTATAATCCTGTAGAGGTTGTATTATATGAAACTACTGGAAGCATTAGAAACTACACAGGATTTGCTTACTTAATTGATGTTAAAGATGGTTCTACTACTTTAGGAAGATTAAAAGTCCCTCCAACTACTAATGGTTTTGGTAGGTTTGATTTATCTGGAATTATGCAAAGCTATATGTCTAGTGATTTAGGAGAATTAAACCCAAGTAATATAGATGTAGTATTTGATAATAGTAATTCGTATAAAGATTTTACTTTGGAGTTTGGTTGGGTTCATTACAATACAGGATCAGCAACTTATGACATTCCACAGACTGTAACATTTCCAGACACTACTACTGGCACTAGCTATGACTTATTAACCTTCAACAGTAGCTTACCTAAATATAGAAGAGATGTAGTTAATTTTTATGATTGGCAATACAATAACTACTATCAAAAATACACTGATAATAACACTACTAGAAAATTCTTGACTAATGGTCCTAATGGTGGAGCTGCAAATAGTCCATACAACCAAAAAGTCATGATAGATGATCAAGGCTATATATATGCTTTATATGACCACGCTAATGACCCTATAGACACAGTTACTGTTTTAGGTTATAACTCTAGTGGTTCTTTGGTTTCTACTACAGTAATTGACGTTCCTACTATTAGCACATTCAAAAACATTAGAATACCTGTCTCACCGTTTACGTTAAACAAAATAAACCCTAGTAACATATCAAGCGGAAGTCAACCTATAATAAGTTCTAGCGTTTCTTCTTATGCTATTTATTTGTCTAATTTAGAAGTACAAGTAAGTGAAAAATATTATTTCAATATAGATTCAGAGTGTAGGTTCGAAACTAAAAGAATAGAGTTTTTAAATAGTTTAGGCGGTTTTGATTATTTCAACTTTACTAAAGTTTCTAGACATAGCGAAGAAATAGAAAGAAAGTTTTTTCAAACTACTCCTAATGATTTAAGTTCAACTGGTGCTATAGACTATTCTATAGCTAATAGAGAAAAGGTTCAATACTATACAAAGTCAATGCCTAAAATGAAGTTAACTTCTGATTGGGTTGACTGTAATACTTATAATTGGCTACTAGAACTTATTGAAAGTCCAGAGGTTTATTTATTAGATGACTACACAGCACCTAATGGACTATCTAGTGTAAGACGTATTCCAATAAAAAACATTGACGGAAACTGGGAGGAAAAGATTACTAGTGTAGATAAAGTATTTAACTTAGAAGTTAATTTAGAATTAGGAATAGACAACTTTAGACAATCATTTTAAATGGAAGAAAAACTAACAGAATTCGAGAAGATGTTAAAGAATCTTGAAAATAAACCAGTTCCAGAAAGAACCTGTAATATTGACGATGAAAATTGTGAAAGCTGTAGCGGATAATGATTAAGGAAGAATTATATATAAATAATGAAAGTGTCGAGTTATTAGGTTCGTTAAATCCTAATTTAACTTTTAATATTTCTGACATAGCTAAACCAGATAAGAGAAAAGCTGACTTTTCTAAGACTATTAATCTACCAGCTAGTAAAAGAATTAATAAAATCTTTGAACACATATTTAACGTTAATATAGAGTTACAGACTTTTAACCCTAACTTAAGAACTGAAGTAGTTTATTTAGTTAATGGTGAAGTTCAATTAGATGGTTATTTACAGTTAAAATCCGTTAAAAATAAAAACGGTTTTATAAGTTACGATTGTGTAATTATTGGTAGAATAGGAAACTTTTTTACTCAGTTACAAGATCAAGAACTAACTGACTTAGATTTAAGTAGTTTAAATCACACTTACACAAAAGCTAATCAGGTAGCAACCTGGAATCTTCCTTTAACTACCGACTATGTCTACCCAATGATTAACTACGACATTAATTATGCTGGTTTAGTTTTTTCTCCTAATTGGAATGTAACAGACTTTTTCCCAGCTATTAAAGTTAAAAAGTATATTGATGAAATATTTAGTTCTATAGGCTACACTTACACTTCTAGTTTTTTTAGTAGCTCTTATTTCAATACATTAATAATCCCCTTTTCAAGTAAGGATTTTAAACTAACAGAATCAGCTATAAACAATCTTATTTTTAGTTCGTACAATCCAAAATTCTTAACTTCTGGAACTGGTTCTAGTAGTTCTTTTAATGGGGTTTTTGATGACATTACAACTTTCCAAAGTGACACAGTAGTAAATCAGACTGAAAGTTATGATGTTGGAAATGTTTATAATAATAGTACTGGGGTTTTTACTGCTGGTGCAGATGCTTATTATAATCTAAATTCTATGGTGCAAGTTCAAGGGGTTTATAATGCACCGACAGGAACACCAACTAGCGGTACACAATACACGATAGTCTCTGATATACATGGTAAAATAAAACTAAACAAATATAATTCAAGTGGGGGTTTTATATCTACAATAGATGAGCAGTTTTTCGGAATACAAGCAAGCAACACACCAGTAAATCCAGGTGCTACTATAACAACTTCTAGCAGTCCGACAACCTCATCAACTGAATACTATGTAGGCTCTTTAAGTTCTCCAGCTTATGTAGAAATAGATAATATTAACAATACATCAACACCAAATAAGTTTTATGTTAGTGCTAACAATATTTATTTAAATAGTGGCGAACAAGTTAAAGTAGTAGTAGAATATGAGTGTAGAGGAAATGACTTAAAATTATTTAATAATATAAACTTTAACCAAAATCAATCTAATGTATTTTGGAAGGATTCAGGTAATAACCTATATGACGCTAGGTCCTTTGGTTTAAACATATTAAGCAGTTACTTTAATAATGAGTTAGTCAATAGTTCATACATTGAAGGTAGTAGTATAGACATGGTCTCAGCAATACCAGCAAAGGTCAAGCAAAAAGATTTTATTAAGTCTATTATAAATATGTTTAATTTATATGTTCAACCAAATCCAGACAATGAAAAAGATTTAATCATAGAACCTAGAGACGATTTTTATAATAATGATGTAATTGATTGGAGTAGTAAAATAGATAAAAGCAAAGACATAGAGTTTAAGCCTATGGGTGCTTTAAACAGTAAGGAGTATCTATTCACTTATAAAAGGGATAACGACTACTATAATGAATTATACTATAACACTTGGGCTGAAAATTATGGACAAGCTGACTTTACTATAAACAATGACTTTTTAAAAGCAGAACACAAAACAGAATTAATATTCTCAGCTACTCCTAGCGTTGGTCAATCTTGGTATGATAGAGTAATCCCAACAATTATCAAATTTGATGAAAAAGATGGTGTTCAAAGAACTGAAGCTAATATAAGGATTTTACAATGGGGTGGCTTAAAAAGTACAGATCAACAATGGCTTCATGTTGACTCTAGTGGAGACACAATTAAGACTAATTACCCTTATGCTGGAATGTATGACGATCCTTACACACCTACAGAAGATATAGGATTTAACTTAACTAATGAGATATATTGGGCTAATGTGTTTAACAATGTAATAACTTTTAATAATAATAATTTATATAATAAATACTATAAAAAGTTTATTGAAGAAATTACAGACACTAACTCAAAAATAGTAAACGCACATTTCTATCTAACTCCTAGTGATGTTTCAAATTTAAGTTTTAGAAAACAATACTATTTTGAAGGTCAATATTTTAGATTAAATAAAATAGAAAACTACAATCCAATTAATCCAATTACTAAATGTGAGTTTCTTAAAATAAAATCTGCTACAGTTTTTAGTCCTAATACACAGACTTCGCATGGTGGTATACAGACTTTAGGTGGACAAAGGACTCCGACTTTTGCACAAAGTACAGGAACATTAACAAATGGAAATAGTGTAGGTAATCAGGGAGTTAGTGCAATGGGGACTAATAACTATATAAGTGGAACTGTTCAAGCTGCAAGAATAACAGGTTCTAATAATAACATTTTCTCTGGTGCTAGAAATGTTGTAATTCAGGGTAGTGGCAACACAATAGAATCAGGACTACAAAATATTCAATTAATAAACTCTAATAATCAAACTGTAAGAGAGTCTAATTTGATTTATATAAATGATGAGATTCAAGGTAGTGGAAGTTTTGAAACTAGAGACGCTGACTTTATAGCTAGTGAAAACATTAGAACATATTTAATAGACACTCAAGGTGGTAATGTTATAGCTCGGTTTGCTGCTGTGTATGGAACTAGCTTTCCTTACTTTCCGCACATTGGTAAAATATGGACTTTTAAAAAATTACATTCACAACATCAAGCTATAATAGATGCTACTGGATTATCAACCACTATTGATGGTAGTAGCACGCACACACTTAGTAGCAATAACGATAGCGTTACAATGATGTGGGATGGTCAACAATTTAATATAATATAAAATGGCAGAAAAAGTAGCTTTAGAAATAGACATAAACGCAAAGGGTGCTACAACTTCTCTAGGACAACTAGAACAAGAAGCAGAGAGATTAAATGAAGAGCTAAGAAAAGTGCCTTTAGGATCGAAAGCGTTTAAAGATTTAAAACAAGAGTTAGTCGGTGTTAACAAAGAAATTAAAAACACTGAGCTATCTATGGAGGCTTTAGATAATGAACAGGTAGCTAGTGAGCTTGGTTCTGTTGCTGGTGCTGTTGGTGACGTTTCTGCTGCTTTTATTCTACTAGGTGGTGGAGGTGGTGCTATTGAAGACACTGTAAGAAACATAGAAAAAGCTATAGGTGTTTCTATGGCTTTTAAAGGTGCTATTGAGGGGACTCAATCAGCTATGAAGTTATTCAATAATGTTATTAAAAACTCTACAGCGTTTCAGAAAATTAATAGTGCTGCTACTGTTCTAGCTACTGGAATAATGGCTTTATTTGGTCAGTCTGTTGTAGTAACTTCTGCTTCTTTTAAAATTTTAAGAGGTGCAATAATAGCTACTGGGATTGGTGCTTTAGCTGTTGGGGTTGGTTTATTAATTGCTAATTTTGATAAGATTAAAAACTCTATAATGGGGATTAGTGATGCTAGTAAAGACTTACAAGAAACTACTAAAGCAACTACAGAACTAAATAAGAAAAACCTAGAAACTTTAAACAACCAAGAAAACATCTTAAAGCTACAAGGTAAGACAGAGCGTGAAATTTTAACAATGAAAATTGAAGGACAGAAAAAAGTTGTTCAATCAATTAAAAACGAATTGCTAGCACAAAAAGTAGTAAACAAAGAAAAGGAAGAGGGTAGCAAAAGAAATCAGAGAATACTACAGTTTACTTTAAAATTATTAGCAGCAGCACCATTAGCCTTAATTAAAGTTATTGACTTTGTAGGTGAGGGCATAGAAAAAGTTGTAAACTCAATTACACAGACAGCTGTTGGAAGAAGGGTTTTTGGTTTAGAGCCTATAGATGTTGATTTTGGTTTATCTGAAAAAGCAAATAAGTTACTCGAAAAAGCGTCTACTTTAGTTTTTGATCCATCAGAAACAGAGGAGCAAGGTAAGGAAGATTTAAAGAAACTAGAAGAGGAGTTGTTAAAACAAGAAAACGCTTTAGCTGGTTTTCAGTTGAGAGTTATTGACATGGATAAAAAGGTAGCAAATGAAAAAGCTAAAAACGCTGCTAAAACTGTAACCCATCAAAATAAAGTAAATGACTCTTTACTAAAAGAATTAGACACTAAAGAGAAGATATTTAATATAGAAGATGAAGAGGAAGAGCCAGAGTTTGAAACAGACTTTTTAGAAGAAACAGCAGAAGCTAGTAGGTTAAAAACTGAAACTAAAATAAAAGCTATTGAAGATGAGATAGAAAGAGAGAAGCAGTTAAGACTTCAACAGTTGGCTTGGGATGAAGAGCAAGCTATTCAAAAAGCTATTTTAGATGGTACTTATGTAGATCAAAAGTTAGCACTTGAAACTGACTTCCAAAGACAAAGACAAGAAATAATAGCAGACGCTGACCAAAAGATATTAGAAAAACAACAAGCACTAGAAGCAGCTAAAATAGATTTGGCTGTAAGGGGTATAGGAGCTTTAATGAATTTAACTTCTGCTTTTGCTAAAGACAATGAAAAGAGTCAAAGAAAGGCATTTGAAATAAATAAGAAACTACAAATAGCTCAAGCTATTATGCAGACTTATCAAGGTGCAAACGCTATTTTTGCTAGTGCTGCCGCTAATCCTGGAACTGTACTTTTTCCAGCACAGCCATTCATAGCTGCTGGAATTGCTATAGTCAATGGATTGGCTAACGTTGCTAATATATCTAAACAACAATTTCAGTCTAGTAGTGCTGGCGGTGGTGGTGTTGATACGCCTAATTTTGCAACAGGCGGTGGAGCAACTCCTCCAACATTACAACCAGCTAATACTAGTACATTAGTACCACAAAACCAAACACAAGTTTTTGTCACTGAGACAGACATAACTAACACACAAAACCAAGTTTCTGTAATTCAAGGACAGGCAACATATTAAATAAAAAAACAATGGAAAATAAAACAGATTTACTAGAATTAATAATAGACGAAGAGGATGAAAGCGGAGTGGACTACATAGCATTAGTTGACAGTCCAGCGATTATGAGTAATTGGCAAGCGTTCCAAAAACATGAGTTTGAAGAAACTTTTAACGATTATCCAGAATCAGCCTCTAACAATGCTAAGAAAGCTATAAAGTATAAAGAAGAAAACGGTTCAGATTGTGGAACTAAAGTTGGTTGGACTAGAGCTAGGCAGTTAGCTAATAAAGATAATATTAGTTGGGAAACTATAGGTAGAATGGCCAGCTTTAACAGACATCAACAACATAAAGATGTGCCTTACAGTGAGGGTTGTGGTGGTTTGATGTGGGATGCTTGGGGAGGGACTTCTGGTGTTAATTGGGCAATCAATAAAATGAAAACCAAAGACAAATATAAAAGAGCTTTTAAGATTCAAGATAAAGAGAAAAGAATTGTTAGCGGTTATTTTATGAAAGCTGATCTGCCTATCATTAGACTAAATGACGAAAACGAAAAATATTATGTAGTCTTTAGAAAACCTACTATAGAAAAAATAGTAAATAAATTCTTTAAGAATAATTACAATTCTAATATTAATTTAATGCACGACATAGACTATAAAGATAATGGGGTTTATGTTATTGAGTCATTAATCATAGATAGTAAAAGAGGGATAAAAGCTCCTAAAGGATTTGAAAACGCTCCAGATGGTTCATGGTGGGGATCAATGAGGGTAGAGAATGACGAAGTTTGGCAGATGGTTCTAGATGGTACTTTTAAAGGTTTTTCTGTAGAGGGAATATTTGGAGAAGCTAAAGCTACTAAATACCCAATAAGTTTAGTTAACAAAATTATATCAGTAGTTAGAAAATACAAAGAAAAACATTTGTAATTGTTAAACTATAATTATTTTGTTATATATATAATAGTATAAATTAATATATGTTATGAGTGAATTAAAAGAGTTATTCAATGAGATTAAAAGCATTTTTAAAACTGAAGGTGTTGACATTGAAAACGATTCTAAGGAATTTGCTGAAACTACTGAAAACAACGTGGAAGAATCTACCGAAACTGTAAAGGAAAAATTTGAGGATGTTGTACTGGCTGACGGTACAGTTGCTCAAGTTGAGCCTGAAGTGGTTGTAGGTGCTGCTGTAGTTGTTGACGTGGATGGTGAACTTTTGCCAGCTCCAGACGGTAAACATGAATTATCTGACGGTAGAATTATTTCTACTGAAGGTGGTGTCATTGTTGAAGTTGAGGAAGTTGAAGAAGAAGCTGAACCAGAAGTAGAAGCAGAATCTGTAGAAGAGGAAGAAATGTCTAGTCCTTTAAGTGAGGCTCAAGAAAGAGAAGCTAAAAAGATTATAGAGTCGATTGTAACTGAAAAAGTTTTCGGAATGGAAACAACAATTTCAGAAGAAAACAACGAACTAAAAAAAGAAATAAATAATCTTAAGGAGTCTTTTTCTATGTTGTTAAACTTAACAGAGAAAATGTTACAAGAGCCGACTAAAGACGAGGTAGTCAAAAGACCTTCTAGCTTTAAGGCTTTAAAAAAAGAAAGTAAAAAAGATATTATAAGTATCTTAAAAAATAAAAATATAATAAAATAAAAATTAAATTATGAGTTTTGATGTTTCGGCTTTAGCCGCATATACCGAACAAAATGCAATGGACTTAATTATTAAGTCTGTAGCTGGTGGTAGACTTTCAGAATACGCTAATATACAAGATGGCGTGAAAGGACCTACTACAATTAATATCCTTTCTAGTGATGTTGTTTTTCAAGCTGATGGATGTTCTAGGAGTGCAAGTGGTTCAACTACTTTGTCACAAAGAACTATCAATCCTGGAGCTGTTGCAATACACGAAGATTTATGCATGACTGACCTAGCTGCTAAATATACAGCAGTTATGTTAAAACAAGGATTAACTAACGAAAAAGAAGAGATTCCTTTTGAAGAGTTATATTTTACAGAAAAAGTTTCTAAGTTACAAAAAGCTATTGAGGTAGCTGATTGGCAAGGTGACACAACTTCTGGAAGTGCTAACCTTTCTAAGTATGATGGTCTTAATAAAATTATAGCTGCTGCTACTGCTATTGATGGTAACCCGACGGCTATCACTCAGGCAACTGGTATCACTAACGCTAATGTAATCGACATCCTAACTGGAATGGCTGAATTAATGAGCGAAGATATAATGGACGCAGACGATTTAAAATTGTTTGTCGGAATGGATACTTTCTTAAAGTACCAAAAAGCTATCGCTGATGGAAATTACTTTCACTATGTTGTAGAAGGTGGATTTACTTCTGAGCTTCCTTTAATCGGATTCCCTAATGTTACTGTTTGTGCAACTCCTGGACTATCAGGTTTAGCTACTGGTAACTGTTACTTGATGAGAGCGTCTAACATTTATGTAGGTGTTGACTTACCAGGTGAAGAGTCTAACGATGTTAGAAGTTGGTTCGATCTTAATGACAGAATTTATAAAGTTACTATGGCATTCAGAAGAGGTGTAAATGTTGCATTTCCTGACCAAGTTGTAGAATTTTTATTAGCCTAAATTTAATGGGGGTTTAATTACCCCCTTTTTAATAACTGTTAGCTGAAACGCTAACTAACTGAAAATAATTAATTATGTCATGTGTATTAAGTAACGGACAGGCGAGAGATTGCTCAGATAGTCTAGGCGGAATTGTAGAAGTATTAATCTCAGAAAGAGACAATATCACTGCATTTACTGAAGCTAGTGGAGACATCTCAGCTATTACGCAATCAGGTGCAACTAATTTCTATAGATATGAGTTAAAGAAAGAGTCAGGTAGTTTGACATCTACAGCAACTGTAGACCAAGCTGGTGGGACTTCTTTTTATGACAATGTAGTAGCTTTCACTATTAATAAAATGAGTGCTGCTAAATCTAACCAAATTAAGATGCTTATGCTTGCGAGATTATTCGTAATTGTTCGTGATAACAATAACGCTTATTGGGCGTTGGGTGCTGATAATTTCTGTGAAGGTTCGTCTTTAGTTGGACAAACTGGTCAGGCTTATGGTGATCCAAACCAATACCAAATAGAATTAACTGACAAAAGTCAGTTCCCATGTTATGGGGTACAGTCATCTGTAGTGGCTGGTTTGACAATTAGTGCTTAATTGTTCTTTGTTGTATGAAAGGGGGGTAGGTAAAACTGTCCCCTTTTTTTAGTAAATTTGAATTATGTTAAAAAAAGAATATATAGGAAAAACAGTTCACTTAAAACATTTTAAAGTTTTAGTAAGTGAAGAGAATATCCCAACTCTTAAGAAACTTGAGATTGATTGGGTTTTTGAAACAAAGAAAAAAAAGAAAAATGATAGTGATAAATAAGAATACTACAACTAATTTTGTAGCAACCTTATTTGAATTGAGTCAACTAACTAACCCAGATTATTTATTTGAGTTTGAGAGTGACCAAACAAAAACTAAATACTATACTATCATAGCAGACATAAGCACTAATAAATTAAGATATAATGAATTTAACTTTGTAGAGGGTGTTGACAACCCTACAAGTGGAAGTCTAGACTTAGGATCTCCAGGCTTTTACAACTACAAAGTATTTGAACAAAACAGCACAACAAACCTAGATACAACAGGACTAAACGAAGTAGAACAAGGAAAGATGAAATTAATAGACTCAACTTATCAACCGTCTTTTACAGAACATTCAGTTTCACCAACTACTAACGTAGTATATAACCCAGCACAATGAGCGTAAAACTAATTCCTTTAAACTTCGGAGGGTATGAATTACCTGAGTTCAAAGAATCTAAGAAAGGTGACTGGTTCGAATACGGAACAGATAGACCTTATAAAAATACTTATCCAGATTATTTAACTAAGCTCTATAATGAGTCTAGCAAACATAACCAAATAATTAATTCTAAAGTTAAATTTATTGTAGGTCAAGGGTTTGTAGTAGATGAAAAATTAACATTTACTGAAAAAGCCTATGTAGATGGGTTTATAAGAATGCCTAACGACTCTGAAAACCTAGACGATTTAATAGGTAAACTAGCTAAAGACAAAAAGGTTTATGGGGGTTTTTGTGCTCAAGTTAGAATGGCTAAAAATAATAAGATTGCTGCTGTTAACCACATAGATTTTGCTGATGTTAGAACAGGTGTTGACAATGATTTGTTTTACTATACAGAAGATTGGTCTGCTAGAAACCCAAAAAATAATGATGACTTTAAGGTATTACAAGCGTTTCCATATAATGAAGATGCTAGACCTGATGTTGACTATGTTATCTACTATAAAGAATACAGACCAGACTTAGGAGCTTACCCACTTCCAGACTATGTTTCTGCTATACCTTATTTAGAGTCAGACGCTCAAATAGCTAACTTTACGCTTAGTAATATATCTAACAATCTTTCTGCTGGTTATCTTATAAGTTTTCGGAATGGTCAACCAAATGATCAGGAGATGGCTGAAATCGAAAGAAGGTTTAAAGATTATGCTACTGGTGCTGACAATGCTGGAAAGCCTTTATTATCGTTTACAGACCAGGCTTCTGACCATCCTGAGATTATGCCAATTCCAGTCAATGGACAAGATGAAAGGTTTATAAATCTAAATAACCAAATAAGGGAAGAAATATTCACAGCTCATGGAATAACTAGTCCACAACTTTTCGGCATAAAACAAGACGGAGGAAGTGGATTAGGAAACAACGCAGATGAAATAGCTGTAGCTTCTCAATTATACCAAAATCTACAAATTGATCCAGAACAAAAAATATTTAATGAGTTAATAAATTCTATCCTTAACTATAATGGTATTAATGGACAACCTGTAAGAATACAGAAAATAGAACCAGTACAAAGATACTTCAGTGAAACTGCTGTTCTAGGGGTAATGACTCAGGATGAAATTAGAGAGAAGATTGGACTTCCAGCTTTACAACCAGAACAAAAAGTAGAGTTAAGCAGTCAAGAAGATGACATTATATTTAATCAGTTAGAAACTACAGGTTTTGACTCTAGTAAATTAGAAATAATAAACACTTTTCAAAATCCTATTACTTCTATAGCAGACGCTAAAGAATACGAGGAAAAAATTAAAAAAGAGTCTTTTGCAATTACAAGCGTTTTAACGCAGTTAGAAAAGAGTGTCTTATCTTTGTTATTAAAAAACCCTTTAATGCCTGTCACAGAGCTTGCAAACGCTTTAAAAGTAGAACAATCATTAATAAATGAATCTATTTCTAATTTGTTTGACGCTGGAGCTTTAGACAAAGACTTTAAACCTACTAAAGACGCTGAGGCTAGTATACAAACCCCAGAAGAAGAAATATTTATAGTTTACAAATATGTAGAGAGGCCAGACGCACCACCTTTAAAAACTAATAGTAGACCTTTTTGTAATAAAATGATGTTATTAGCAACCACTAAAAGATATACTTTACAGCAATTAGAATTGTTAACTAATGATTTTGGACAGTCTGGAATAGATATATTTACTAAACGAGGTGGATGGTATCATAATTATAGAACAAATAAAACTACTCCTTTCTGTAGACATATTTGGGAACAACAAGTAGTAAGATTAAAAAAGTAAGTTATGGCAGTTTTATTTATATCAGAACAATATGTAAAGAACACTACTCTAATTGACGAGAATGTAGATGTTAGACTTATATTACCAAGTATTAAAGACTGCCAGGAGTTAAGGATTCATCCAATATTAGGGACTCCATTCTATGAAGATTTAAAAACTAAGATTACTGCTGGAACTTTAAACAGTGACGAAGTTAATTTATTAGACACCTATATAGCTCCAGCTATGGCTCAATGGACTATGTATGAGTGTAGTACATCAATGTTATTTAAGTATAGAAACAAATCTGTCTCAACTAAGAACAGTGAGAACAGCAACCCTATTAGTTACCAAGACTTACAATATCTTAGAGACGAATGGAAGAATAAAGCAGAAGAAAGAGAAGCTAGGTTAATAAACTACTTATGTGAAAATGACAATCTATTCCCTAAATACAAAGAGAATAGCGATGACTTACACCCTAGAAAGACAGCCTACCAAACTAGCTTTTACTTAGGTCGTGGAAGTAGAACTAATTCTTGGAGGGAAGAGTACAGAAATAGCGAAAAATGATTTTAACTTATAATCAAATATTAAAAGAGTTTAAGACTTTTGCTACTAACCATAAGCAAATACAGAATTTTGGTAATGGTGATCTGTGGGAAATAGTAGAACATAACCAACTAGCAGACTTTAACTATCCACTATTTTGGGTAGCTGATCAACCAGCTAATTTAGGTGATGGAACTTTCACTTGGAATTTTAATGTTATGGCTATGGACTTAGTAAACAAAGACGAGTCTAATGAGAATGATGTTAAATCTGATATGTGCCAAGTGCTGTTGGATTGTGTTTCTTACTTTGAGCAAAAGACAGCGACTAGCAATAACGTAGATTGGTTAAAAGTTAATTTAGTTAGGTCAGGAACTTTGACTAGCTTTACAGAAAGATTTGAAGATGAGTTGACAGGATGGGGAATGAATATAGGATTCAGACTTCCATTTAGTTATAATAATTGTGATTTACCAATAGATTAAAGATGGCGATATTTTACAACCCAAATAAGAAAAAAGGTTTATTTTTTATGCCATCTGGTGCGACTGGTGGGGAAAGACTATCTATTGAATATAGTGCAGCTAGATTCTGTGAAAATGGTGTCGATCCTATTGCTGGAATAACTGGAGAAACTGGTGGAACTTTTTCTAGTACTACAGGCCTAGTTTTTATTTCTACATCTACTGGACAAGTAGACTTATCTGCTTCAACTATTGGAACTTATATTGTTACCTATACAGCTCCAAGCTCTGAGACTGCTACTACTTCTATTTCTATAGATTCTATCCCTGTTGTTTCTGCTGGTGCTGATGTTGCTATTTGTAATGGTGAAAACACTATCCTAACTGCAACAGGTGCTACTACTTATTCTTGGTCTACAGGACAAACAGGTGCTAGTATTACTGTTGATCCTACAACTGACACAACTTATACAGTAACTGGATTTAACGGAGCTTGTTCCGATACTGACTCTGTAGATGTTACAGTCTACGCTTTACCTACTGTTAGTATAACAGGGACTCTAACTTATTGTGCTGGTGCTTCTACTACTTTAGATGCTGGAAGTTTTGTTTCTTATCTATGGTCTAATGGTGAAACAACTCAAACTATTAGTGCAACTGCTGGAAATTATACCGTAACAGTAACAGATTCTAACGGTTGTTCTAACACATCTGCACAAGTAACGGTAACAGAATTAGCACTACCTACTGTAGCTATTAGCGGAACTCTTTCTTATTGTGTTGGTTCTAATACTACATTAACTGCTACTGCTGGATTAAGTAGTTATTTATGGTCAAGTGGTGAAACTACTCAAAGCATAACCGCAACCGCTGGAAGTTATACTGTTACTGGAACAGATGTTAATGGTTGTTCTACTACTTCATCAAGTGTAACAGTTACAGAAACACCTTTAGACAATGCTGCTTTTGCTTATTCTGCGAGTAGTTATGAACCAACAGATTCAGA